CAGCTTTGACTGCTAACCAAGTTCCACCAAGTGCCACCAAAAAAGATGTTATTGGATTATCTTTTATTATTGCCATAATCCCTTTAACTTCTTCAGCATCTTCATCCATACCACTTTTAATAATACCTAGTTCTATAGCAATTTGTTTCAATCCATTTAAAAAACTACCTTCTTCACCAAAGAACGCACCAAATATGTTTTTTATTGATTCTATCAAACTACTAACCATTTCACTTAACATTTGTTTATTTTCTTCTGTAAAAATTCTGTCAAATAAACCTTTTACAAAATCAATAAAATTTGCAATTGCGTTTTGGAACTTTTTAATATTTTCTTCTGAAAAGAAATTCTTAAACATATCACTATTCAAAAATGCAATTAACAATCCAAGTCCAGCTGCCTTAAACAATGCACTAAAAATACTTCCCCCTGTTTTTGCTACACCTTTTAACAAACCACCTAAAAACCCACCAAGTTTTCCTAGTGTTTTTTTTAAAAATTTAAAGGTAGCACTATTTCCAATTGCAGCACCAAGCTCTCTTGCTCTATCTTTTATACTTTCTTTGCCTGCCCCAGAATCTGGGTCTGATGATGGTGGCGGTGATTCAGGCGGTTTAATGTTTGCATTTTTTTCAGAGCCCGCAATCTGATCTGGCGAAACAGACGTTTCTTCAGACGAAGTTTTGATTGCATTTTTTTCAAAGGCAGAAAGGAGTTTATCTTGCGAAACGGACATTTCTTTTCTTAATGCTCTGACCTCATCATCAGTTTGATCCATTTTTTTTGCTTCGGTGTATTTTTTATCTTGTTTTTCAATACGTCTATCATTTAAAACTTCTGGTAAAGAATTAGCAACAATCTGTTTTAATGTATCGTCCTCAACGCCCTGTTGCTCAATACGAGCTAATCTTAGGTTAGCTTGTTTGAGTTCATTAAGTACACCTTTATTGAAATTTTCAGCCATAGTTTATTTTGCCTTCTCTTGTTTTTTTGCAAGTGCCTCTTTACCATAAAAGGCGGCAACGATTGCAGCAACAGATACAAAATAGACTGCGGCCATATCACCTAAAATTTTACCTGCTTGATCTAGTCCGGCCCATACAGCAATTACAACTGCGAAAGGATAAAGTAACATTCCTGCCAAAGCAAACCATGCCATGTTTCTTTGTGCATCTTGTTTCTTATCTTCATTTTCCATGTCACTACGCATATCTTCAAGTTCAATCATTCTTTCTTCCATTGCAATTTCATCGTCACTAACAGTACCATCACCATCTTTATCTAGATGGGCCCACTTAGAACCAGGCTCTAATTTTTTTTCAACCAACTTCTCTCTCCTATCTATTCTTAGCGGCAGCTGCCTCTTTTTCTAATCTTTCGTTTTCTTCTTTTATGTGTGTTTCCAAAAGACCAATGTAAATTTCTCTTTCCCACGGTATCATATCATCTAGTTCTGTTAAAGAATATTTATGATGTTGCATCATTGCAAAATTAGTTTTATAATAATTAGTTAGGCTTTCGTGGGCAAGCCCTATTCTAAAAAACTCTCCATACCCTCCAAAAGAATTTCACTGGTTACTCCTGTTTTCGGATTTGTTACCTCTACAACATGACGAAGTTTAGGCATAGTATCAAAGTAAGCAATAACAGAATTAAATTGTTCAGTATTTAAACTTTCAACAAATTCTGTAATCTCTTCAGTTTTCATATCAATTTTGTGGAACACCTCATCTCCACTATGAATTTCTTTAATACAAGTTTGAAGTAAATTAAATACTGAATCAATACTTTCTGTTGAAAACCCTTGTTCAGATGCAATAGATAGTGTAGGATATGTCATTACAAGTTTTATCTGGTCTGTTATTTGAATTTCGCTTTTATGATCTTCTGATATTTGTACTTCAACTTCATTAAGATCAATTTTTGTAAAAACTTGTGTAACTCCATCATCTGGACAAATCAAATTTAATTCTACAATGTCTCCAACTGATTTTCCTCTTATTTTTAAAAAGATATACTCAACATCAAAAGTAGGAAGATTAGTTGCATCAAGTCCTGTACAATTACTAATGACTGAAACCATTGAATCAGAAATTTGTTTTGTGTCTTCACTTTGTTGAGCCATTAAAAGTAATTTTTGTTCTTTAACTAGAAATGGTCTAAATTTTACTTCTTCACCAGACGATGGTAACACCAACGTATGTGTTGGTGCATTTAGTTTTGGTAATGCCATAATTATTCATCCTTTATAATTTTATAGTCTTCTCAATACACTTGGTATTTGTGCGGTTATTCTGCGAGTAGCAGTATTTCTAAATGAATCTACTATTCTAGTTCCTATAGATGTACTTGCTTCATCTTCAAGAGATTTCCAATATCTGTATGTCCAAGTAACACTAAGTTTTTGAATGTCACTAGCAGCTGCTTGACTTACTGCGAGGGGTGCAACTGTTTTTGGAAAACAATCAATTAATACACACCCGAAAGTTCTTTCGTCATTTTCATCTAATTGGTATATTTCAAGTCTACCAACATAATCTTGGTAGTATGATAATGCGAAACCATTACTTTCTGCACCAGCAGCCATTGCTGTCCATGCATCAAAGAAGCGTTTTTCTTTTAGATCAGATGACAGATAAAATGTTGAGTCAATGTCACCAAAACTTTGTGCTGTAACCACTTCTCTTTCCGGCCCATATAGATTAGTGTCTGGTGAAGAAACCAGATTGCGGCCAGGAATAGAAAATGACTCACAATTAAAGATAACATTTCTTAACGTACCGTCACCAGATAATTTATTTGTAACTGCCGTAAATGGATTGAACAGGTTTGCAGTATTTCCTGTTCCACGAACACCAGATGGGGGAATGATCATTATCTCAAAACGATTTGGTCTTGCATAACCACCATCTCTGCCTCGTCCTAAAAACTCATTTAGTGCAGTAAATGCAGCTCCCTTTAAAAAACTTTTGATACCAAATGCCATTAGATCATCTTCCTACTGTCTGAATAAACCTCTGAAGCAGAACCCTTCTTAAATCTCTGTACTGGTAGTAGTGCAGCAACCATAAATTCATCTGCATCTATTCTACGAAAGTCTGTCTTAACTCTACCAGCAAGGTATCTTTTAAGTGTGGGTTTAATAAGGTTTATGTTTTTAAGTCTACTGTAATCAACATCAAGTATAGTGCTTTCATCGAATTTGGTATTGTTACTGTAGTCAACTAATCTATCTAACAACTGAAGTCTTAACTTCATAGGAAGATAGTGAAGATTGATACCTAGAAATCCATCTGAATATGGTTCTAGTGGTAACACCAAAGGAAATGTATCATAGTATGGTAATGTCTTTTTAAATTTAGGGTCATAGAAAAACATATTCAATCTTCCATAGAAAGGACTTTTCTTACGTTTTCCATCTCTGATTAAATCTAATGCGCCTGGTTTACCAAATTCTCTGATCTTATCTTTGTACCAATCAGTACTTCTTGGTCTGCCCTGTGCAGCTTTCACTACACTCTGTATAAAATTACTCTGTGCCATAATACTATTTATACTTTATGTTCAGATGGTCTTCAGTCAGAATCTTAAATTCCATACCATTGTCAAGACAGAACTCATTTGCATATTTCCATTTTGCTTCATTAATTACCCATGTCTTGACCTCGTTCAACCATTTTTTAGTTTTACGTTTGGGTTCTTTGGTGGGTGGTTTACATTGATACTTGGGTTTGACTTCTATGATAAATTTCTTTATCTTACCATCTGCTTGTTTGACCTTCATGTAGAAGTCAGGGAAGTAACGATGTACTCTACCATCCCACGGTGACACATATGGTATGATAACTTCTTCACTGCCCCACTCTAGGACAGCCTTGGTGTTATCACAATAGACCATGAGTTTACGTTCCCAAAGTGAACGATATGTCACTTTAGATGGATTACCCCTATACTTTTTGGGGTTAACAGGGATGTATTTACCACTATATGCCATATCTTATCTTATAAATAGTTTAAACTCTAGGAGTATTTATAAATGGCATTAGACCTCAATCTCGGCACAGTAATCAAAACAAACCTTGCAAGCAGATTTAAGAAATTTGTATCAACTTCTGGTCGTGGTGGTGCATTAAATATTCCAGATTTAAGTGATTTTGGAAAGATATCAGCAACACAACGTGGAGCTGGACAGTTTCAAAACTTCTCATTTCCTTTGGATGTTACAGCATCTTCTGGTGATGGTGGTAATCAGGGTCACTATATGATGTTCTTAGTTAATGAACAAGTTGGTGCAAGAATCAAGTATGGTGGTGGTGACATGGCAGCTCAAGCAGCATCATTGAGTAAACTTGCTGCTGAGACAGGTATTCCAGTAGAAAATATTGGAACTCATATAAGTGAAAGTGAAAGTACGGAAGGATTGTCAGGGTTTGAAAGGGCGAGAAGAGATAAAGTATCTCAAAAACAGTCATCAATCATAAATCAGAACTTAGGAAAAAAGAGTGTAGTAACAAGAGCGCCTGTAAGAAAATCTATTGCAGCAGTTTCCATGTTCATGCCTGCTCAGGTTGCAACTACATATAGTGCAAATTATACTGACACAGGTATGGGAATGTTTGTAGGTGATGCTCTTAATATCTATGATGAACTAAAAAGAAAAGGTATGCGAGAAGGTGATATAACAAAATCTCTAGATGGTGTTATATCTGGTGCAGGAAACTTAGCAGAACTTGCTTTGACAAATATAGTAGGAAGTGGTGTTGTGCCTGGATTGAGTGGTCTTAGAGAAGCAAGAGGTATAACAACAGGAGAGATTATATCAGAAAGAATGGAACTTGCATTTAAGGGAATTAACAAAAGGCAGTTTCAGTATACATTTAAGATGATACCAAAAAGTGCTGCAGAAGCAGATGAAATTAAAAGTATCATACATTTGTTTAAAAGAAATATGTTGCCTGAAATGACAGGTGGAGATGCGTCAGGCAGACGAATGACAATTCCAAACACTTTTAACATACAATATATGTACAATGGTGCAGACAATAATTTTCTACATAAAATAGGAGAGTGTGTTCTTGAAAACTTTTCTGTTTCTTATGGTGGTGAAAAGTATGCAACATATAATCCTACAGCGAATGGTGCTCCTCCAGTAGAAACCACAATAACTCTTGCATTTAAAGAATTAGATTTGGTTACCAGAGCTGGTGTTGAAGCAGAAGGAATGTAATTATGTATTTTAAAAATATGCCAAAAATATATTATGATTCTATGAATACAGGTCAACCAAAAGTTGTAACTAATATTATGCGTAGGGTTGCTGTTCGTGCAAAGGTAAAGACGAATACACTTTTGTTTGATACCTATGAAGTGAAAGAAGGAGAGACACCAGAAAGTATTGCACATAAACTTTACGGTGACACAGAGTTGCACTGGATTGTACTAATGATGAATAATGTTGTAGACAGATTTCATCAGTGGCCTCTTAACTTTTCACAGTTCAATCAATTCCTAGCAGATAAGTATGATAATGTAGATGGTGTACATCACTATGAACTTGCACAATCATCTGGTGATACAGATGTCAAGATTGAAGTATACAATAGTTCTGCACTATATGCTGGTGACGATGATTACTATGGTACTGCAACTACAGTAACAAATAGAGAATATGAACAAAATAGACAAGATGAACTCAGGCAAATACGTTTACTTGATCCACGTTATGTAGAAGATTTTGTAGAAGAATATACCAGTTTGATGAAGGAATCTATTATCTAATGTCAGAAATGCAGTATGCAGGCGAGTGTAGTGTAAAAACAGTAGAACTAATTTCATCTGCTGGAGTAATACACGACCTAAAACCTACCTGTTTAGAAATCAATATATTTGAAGATATATTCCTAGTCAATGGACTTACAGGAAATTTAGTCTTTACAGATACAAATAATCTGTTACAAAATTTACCGATTATTGGTCAAGAACAATTGTTGTTGAAAATTACCACACCATCGTTAGATGATGAAAGTATAGATTTCACAGAAAATGCTCTTGTAATATGGAAAGTAAGTTCTGTTGATGAAATTTCTACTGGAGCTTCAGTAGTCACTTTAGAATTTTGTTCACAAGAGTCATTAAGAAATCAACGTGTCAGAGTATCTAGAAGTTATAATGATACCCCTTCAAAAATTATAGAAAATATTTTAACTGATGACAGATACCTTGCAAGTAAAAAGTTATTTGAAGTAGAGGAAACTGTTGGTGTTAGAAACATTATATCACCAAACGTAAGACCCTTTAATCAGATAAAAACTCTTATGCAAGAGTGTGTGAATAAAAATGGTGCGCCACATTATCTCTTTTATGAAAGCACTCAAGGATATAATTTTAGAACATTACAAGACTTGTACAGTCAAGACCCAATCGGAGCATTTCATAATGGCGATCCAAACGAAGATGATGCAAGTTCGACTCGTGGTATACAAGAATCATTAGACAGAATTATTCAGATGGACATAAAATCTGCAAACAATCAGTTGATAGATTCTGCAGCTGGTTTGTTTGGGTCAAAGATTTTTACACACAACATTTTTGATAAGTCTTATAATGTGACCACTTATGATTATT